GCTATAGGGTGGGCCATGTAGGCTATCAGGTAGGCTCAAGGCAGTCAATTGAATTTGACTGGGCCCCAGCCATCTCAATTACATCTGTCACCACCATTGACACATCAAACGCTGAAAGCTCTTACGCTTCAAGCAACTACTACCTAGAGAACTTCGACGATGACAAACTGCCAAAGATGCAGTTGAACAACAATGCAAGTCTCCCCGGCGACCTTCGAGACGCTAACGCTTGGAAAATTGTGTGGAAGGCTGGATATGGGACGGCATCGACTGACGTACCTGCCTCGATTCGCCGGGCTATCATTGTCCTCGCTGGCTACCTTTATGAAAACCGAGGTGATTGTGAAGGGAACTGTGTAGAGGGATGCGGTGCCTCTAAACTTCTAGACTACTTCAAAATCGTCCGTGGCTAAGTTTTGCTCACGGGATTTCCGAGACGCTGTAACTGTCGAGCGTGGTGTAGAATCTGCCGATGGGTTCGGTGGATATTCGATTGTCTGGAGCACCTACGCTTCAGTCTTTGGACTAATCCAAACGACAGGCGGTGATGAGCCACTGAACGCAGGAAGGCGTGAGCCTAATGAGACAGTGACAATTGTCTGCCACTTCAGAAGCGACCTACTTGAGACTGATCGCCTAAATATCGGCGGTGATTTGTTTAATATAACCCGACTAGAGAACATAGACAGGCGTTCTCAATTTCTTAGAATATACGCAGAAACAGGAGTGAGAACCTAATGGCTAACGGACTAGAATCAGGCGACAGTATCAAGAATTCTGACACGTTCAGTTTCTTTCGAGGCGAAAGGTCAGCGCAATCCGCCGGGCGCCGAGATGTAAAGTTTACCGACCTTAAATCCTACCTTGAGGCTGAAGGGTTCACCAATTCAAATAATGGTGGTGGCGATACTGCCAGAATTGACGCCCTCGAAAAGAACCTTGGCCTGAACACTCTGCGCGACGTTGTAAGCGAAGGTTGGTCCATCATTGAAATGGTTGACGGTTTTGCCGATGAATACCATGACGAGTCGGGTGTTAATACTGGTTCATCTTCTTTTGTTTATGATGGGACTGGTGATTATTACACGACCCCCCAAGGCCCATCTGATGGGGACACAGACTTCTATGATGCTTCCGATAGTGACCACACAATCACAACTTCTGGGTCACAAATTACAGTTCAAATCCCTACAGGCATCGGAGGTGAGGATAACGAAGACCCATACGGAGGCGCCGAAGCAGTTATAAGAGTTGACTCAACTAGCAACACCAATCATGTAGCCAATGATTCTGTTGGCGACTTTGGAACCGCTAACTTTAAGATCGGCCTCTGGATTAAAAACGATAACGTCACCCAACTCGATTATGTTATCGGTCGTAGTAGTGGGGCAGGTCAACGTAGTTGGGCCATTCAGAGAAATGGAACCACGGCAAACTTTTTCTTTACTACAAACGGATCAGATACAACCACAATAGATGCCGGGGATATGCTAAACGCAAATCAATGGTATTACTTCGAAGCTTGGAGAGATGGAACCACCATCTATACCGCCCTCGATGGTGTGGCTGGTGCTACTCATGCTATTGGCGCGAGCACAATTCATACCCCTTCGGGAGACAAGACTATCCGCATTGGTGCCCTTGGGGATGCCAGCGACAATAACTATTTTAGTGGTGAGATTGCCGACTTCCAAATTTGGAAAGGCGCCAGCTCCCCCAATGCTTCTGATGTTCCCTCAAGTAAGCCCACTGCTGGCTCTGCTGGGGAGGAGTTGTTCCTAGAGCCCGGAACTGGGCCAGTGCCTGCAAGCGCGGAACTTGTGGGGGCAACTCAAACAGCTAACACAGCGCCAACCAATGCCCGTTTAGTGGTCTTATTCGATCCTATTGACTCCGTAACCTTGAATACAGACCTTATTCTTACGATGTCAATGGATGGTGGATCAACTTATTCTTCTGCTTTTACGCTTGAAAAAGAAGCTGATTATGATTCAAATATTCAAATCCTGACGACTAATGACCTGACCCTTAGTGGGACTTCGGGAACATCAATCGTTTATAAGTTCACGACTGCAAACAGCAAAGAACTCAGAATTCACGGAGTGTATGTACAATGGCGATAAAAAGAATTACACCTAAAACCACTCGCGGAAAAACAGTCGCTAATCCTGTCAAGAAGTAATTCGTGGATTGGGTTGGTTTATTTAAGGACATCGTTGTCCCTATTGTAGTCGTTGGGGTTATCCCCTTCGGCGTTTTCGTTTTAAAGAGCATTACCGATTTGAAGGTACAGATGGCTAAAGCGGAAGGTAAACAGGATGTTCTGGACGAGAAGATCAATCACATCGAAAAGAACTACAAACAGGGCATTGACTACCTAAACAAGGCAGTTGATGAGATCAAGGCAGATATTAAGGAGTTGCTTAAAAAGGTAGTGGTGTGATGGAAGGGATTTTCCTTTCCTTTGCATTGGTTGTCTTTGTGACTGCTATCTACTGCTTTTCGAGGCTAAAATGAAATGCTTGAACTCCTTAGCCTTATTGGTGCTCCCGGTGCTGGCAAGCTTTTCCAAATCGCTTCAGACTTCATTTCTGATTCAAGGCGTCAGAAGATGGAGGACCGCAAGCAGAACCATCTTGAGAAGATGGCGGGACATGAGAATTTCAAGTCCTACATGGAGAGCATTCACGGAACCGAAGATGATTCCCTCCCTACTCTTCATTCTGTTGTCATGTGTAGTCTTTACATCATGTTCAGCCTCATCACCTGCATATTCATTGCGACCTGTCTTTACATCCAGTGGGAACTCGGCAACGAAGCCTTCATGGTTGGTATCAAAGATCCAGAGCAACAAGCGAAAACATGGTCCTTCCTCGGTGGAGCCATCCAGTACAGTTACCCAGCGAAATCGCTCTCTTTCGTTTCCCCTCTGGGTGTTGCTTATCTTGCTCTCCATCCCCTTCTCTTTGTGCTTGGGTTGGTTTCTAGTGGTCGTTCCCCTTTTAAAGGGACAAGATAGGGATAACCTACGAATGCCGGGGAAGGCAAAGTTTTGAACGTCCCAGACGGGATAGCCGAACTGAAGGCTTGGATAGAAAGCTTTAGGAATGGGCGTTAATATCGACATCAGAGTCGATGGCATTAAAGAGCTTAAGTTTAAGTTTGAGAACCTCGACAAAGAAGGACGCAGGCGGGTAGCCAGAGCTATCAACGTCAATGCCGTGGATTACAAAAGGGCGGTCGTCAAATCAATCCGCAAGCGAACTGGGCGCTATAGGAAATACAGAGTCGGAGGGAAAAACCACTGGTCATCCTCGCCAAGGAGAGCGCCGAATAGTAAGTCCGGCAAGCTGGCCAAGGGCATCCGAATCACCACAAGGGCCAAAAATAGGTCTTTAGGGGCCATTGTTGTATCTGGGGCTAGTTACTCGGCGGCGCTAGAGTTTGGGCATAGGATCTCAAGGAGAGGTGGTAGGCGGTCTAATTTTGTGACCGCGCCAAGCTTAACTCAGGGACTTTCTAAAGTAGCACCTCGTCCATTCATGTTCCCGATGCTACGCAAGAAGAAGAAGGAATTTGTCGCCCGAATCAATCAAGCTATAAAGGGGGTCTTATGATTGTTACAAGCCAACTTTTGGCCGCTATTCAGACGGCTTTAACTTCAGACGCAACCCTCAACGCGATTGTCCCCACCGCTAACATTGGGACGCACCTGAAAGACAGCGTAGGATTCCCTCATATTATTTGGGGAATGGAGGCCGAGAACGGGGGAGTTAAAGGGCAGACGGCCTATACCATGACGCTGGTTCTCGATATTTGGTCTTCTAGCCGTGGAGAGAAACAGGTTTGGGATGTGCATGACGCTTTGGTGGCATTATTCGACAGGACACCCCTTGCCATCGCAAGCGGGACAAACACCTACCTCCATTTCGATTCGATAACTGTTGACCAAGAAGGTGACGGGCGAACTCGACATGGTACAATTACTTTCAACTTGATGGTTACGGAGTAAATTCCAGATGGCAACATTCGCAGGCGAAGACCTAGTTCTTAAAGTGGCGACCTCTGCGGGGTCAACTTCTTACACTACTGTTGGCCTTATGACGGAGCATACTGTCTCCATCGCGAACGAGGTAGTAGATATCACTACGAAAGATGATAATAGGTGGGGTTCTAGCGCGGCATATGGCAAGCGTGAAGTTGTCATCACTGGTTCTGGGATTGTTTCTGACGATTCTGCCTTCGGTCAGCTTGAGACAGTAGCTCAAACCGCTGGCGACAACCTTGGCTATCAAGTTGCCTATGGAAACAACAAGACCCTGACGGGCACTTTTACTCTGGGCGGGATGGAATACCAAGCGCCAAACAATGACGCGCAAAGGTTTAGCCTCACCTTGACCTCAGACGGAACCATCGTATTCGCCTAATCACTGAACGACCCTAACCAGTTCCGTGCCCTCGGCTGGTTGGGGTCATCTTATTAGAGGGCATGAGGGCACAGCATGAACAAATACAC